ACTTGAATTGTAAACTGGGGAACCAACTTTAAATTCATATTGGCCAGTAATTCTCCGGCCTTTACTTTTTGATTCCTCGATACCCTAACATCAAATGGCTTGCCATCCATCTCAACCGTATCGAATCCCATGTGAACAAGCACTTCAAGCCCTTGAACAGTCTTAATTGAAATAGCATGCTTGGTAGGAAAAATCATGGTGATATTACCATCTACTGGCGCATAGATTTCACCATTCTTGGGCTTTATTGCAAAGCCATCACCCATCATTTTTTGAGCCAGAACAGGATCAGACACCTCTGTTAAAGGAATCAACACCCCAGTAACCGCTGCATACACGTCCTCTTTTTTCTTCTTACCTAATCCGAACATAACATACGCTCCTTAACTGTCTGTCCACACAACGAACAGTAGAGACCGAGCCAACAAGTACTGATAATTTATGAACAAATGCCATTAAAAAAACACCCATGATAAATGATGAAATTAGAGAACTCCAATTTCATTACATCTTCAGGGTGTTGCCAACTTAATGTCACAAGCCGTTATTCGATGATATGAATGATGTGAATTAAAAGAAATAGCCGATCAGAGTCATCAAATTGATAGCCAACGTGGTCCTCAATCAAAGCGACGATTCTCCCTAAACTTTTGCCTGCGTTAGGATATTGCTTCTTCAACTGACACAGAAGAACCGTATCATCAGTCTCAACAAGATCAACCTTTTTACCGTCATGAGTCCTTAACAAAAGGTAGTAAAGGTGTGTCGCCATGCGCGAAACTGCCAAACTACTCTCTGAGAACTTTCCGCCATAGTCTTTTTCCAAAATTTCATTGACGCCGGAAAGAATATCTAACGCCTCCGACACAGATTGTACAGAGCTATTCGTCTCTGTCAGTTCGTGTTCAATGAGATGCATGGCAATGAATCCCGCCTCATCATCCGAAAAGGAAACATCACTAAACGAACTGATCAATGCCAGTGCTTCTTGACCGACTTGAAACTCTTTTGGAAAAAGCCTGCGGATATCAAATAGCATAGGATTGCTGACGACTAACCCGCTCTTAATTCTCTGAACTGCAAAGTAGATATGATCGGTTAAAGGAATTAACAAATGACCATCAAATTCAACGTTGATGCTATTTTGTGCTAGGCTAATGATTGAGTCCGTTAACTCAAAATACGATCGAGGTATCTCACGTGCTAACTCCTTAAATGAGTCTACCCATTGACTATCATCTCGGGATACAGGGAGAAAGACATGGTCATCCTCGGTCGGAAAATACTCCTCATCTCTTTTAAGGCGAAAGCCAATTCCCTTACCCCAAATTATCTGTTGCTTGTCATTCCCGTCCTCTACAAGCAAAACATTATTGTTTAGAACTTGTAGGATTTTCAAGATATACACCTTAGCTAGGTCACTAGACGACATCAATAAAACTAAAAGTAAGCGCTTACTCAATGCTTAGTATAATCAAGTTGCTTTTTTGAGTCAATACGTTTTAAATAAAATAACCAATCGTCTGATCTTTAATCACATATAAAAGATAGGTTAAATTGTATCTTTTTGGATACACATAAATATATGTTTTGAAAAAATTATTTATTAAATTCTTAGTCATTAACGTGAAAGTGCGTTTAAACTAACTTCATGATGACTGTCATTACATTTTTATTTCAAGGTGCCACAAAACTTATCCATCTGAGTATTAGGACGTAAATAAAAACAGCGACCCACAAGCATGTCTATCTGCCTGTGGGTCGCTGTTACGTTTATATTCTGGGTGGTCAGGGGAAACGTAACTGTTTCACATAAAACACCTTAACCATGCACCCTAGAGCCGTTATCAACCAGCCTTAAAAACCCCCGTGGTTTTCTCTGTGGTTTTCTAATTCAATTTTGCATATATTTTGCAAGTGCAGCGGTGGCCTCTGATTCCTGCTTTGCACTGACGTGAGCATACACACCAAGCGTAATAGTCGGATCTGTGTGCCCTACCAGCTTTTGTACTGACGTAACAGGAACACCAGCAATCAGTAAATTAGATATAAAGCTATGCCTGAACCCGTGAATGGTTATTCTGGGTGTAAGTCCATTGTCATCTTGCAGCTTATGCAGTCGCTTAGACGGTGTGTTTAATGACTGATACCCGTTTTTAGTATTAGTGAAAAGCAACTGATTCGGTTGCATCGTATTAATACCTAGCTGTATGAATGTTCCCTGCTGTATTCTACGCCACCGTTTCAAGTATGCCATCGTTTGACCGTCTACCGGAATGGTTCTCCGTCCAGCACGTGTCTTTGGTGCCTGAACGATCTGATGGCCTTTATCACCTTGCGTTAGTGTTTTGTTCACTTTAATACTGTTTTCTTTAAAGCTTACATCATTCCACGTCAACGCTAATAGTTCACCGCGACGAACGCCTGTAAAGGCTAAAACTCTAAACATAATGAAGATATCGAAGTGGTTCGCTTGGTCGATACAGGCAAAGAAGTGATTCATTTGTTCCCTAGTCCAAAAGTTCTCCGGCTTATCACCAACCAGATCGTCATGGTGCGGTAAAACAACGGCTTTGGCGGGGTTCTTATCCATATACCCTTGTCGAACTGCATAGTCCATAACCGATGAAACATAGTTATACCACCGCTTATAGTTAGCAGACGTGAATTCAAACCACCTCTTAACAGCCTTCTGCACGTCCTTAGTGGTTATCGTGGCAATTCGCTTACCGCCAAATGCCGGTAGGATGTGATTATTGAACATGCCAGCAGTTCGGGCCCATGTGGACTCTCTTACCGTATTAATGTAGTTTCCATACCACTCCTCATATACATCCCGAAAGAACACGGGCTTTGGTTTCTCTTCTTCTAAGTCACCGTTGCTGATTGCTAGTTCAAGTCTAGCTGCTGCAACAGTGGCTTCTTTTTTTGTCTTAAACCCTCGCCGCACCTTGTACTTCTTGTGGCCAGTCTGTGGATCATTACCAGCAAAGACCTGAACGCGCCAGAACTCTTTGCCGTATTTCGTTGCGTACTTTTTAATTGATGCCATTTGCTTTCTCCTATCCGTCACGCTGGGCAGGCGGTGTTAGATTGGAGAGTTTTCGCCGGAATTGGCGAAAAGGTGGCGGCCTAAAATTCGGCCATGATATTAAAAACTAGTTGTTCTTGATTTTAGCTTCCGAAAAGTATTTATCAACGAAGTTTTCAAACGATTTTTTGTCATTGGATTTTTCTGTCATAAGTTCATCTTTGCTATCGAAAACGGGCGGAAAATTTTGCGACATAGAAGCCAGAGGACTCGCTAAGTCTCTTAATTCATCTACAGAAAAATATTGCGAGGATTCAATAGCAGCCAGAAGAAAGCTCAATTGTATAGGGTGCAGGGCATCCATATCGAGCTTGCCAAACTTTTCAACGACTGTTTTAGACATCTGATTTTGTAAGCTGTTTGAAGCCTGTAAGATTACGCGATGAAACTCATCTATCCCTAAAATTTCTTCAACTGAAGTATTTCCCAATTCTGAAATTCTTTTTAGCCGTTTTGAATTCGGGGCATTCTTTCCGTGCTCCCAGTTGCTAACCGTCCCGCTTCCAATAGTTTTACTAGTGGGATCTACCAACTTCGCAAATTCTGACATGCTTAAGCCTAAATTAAGTCTGATCTTTCTTATATTTTGACCTACATCCTTTAAAAAGGGCGCTCTACTAGACATGTAATCACCTCTACGTAATATTTTAACATTTTGCTAAGAAATTTAAAGAAAAAGTTTGCATGTGCTGGCACCAAGTGTTATAACTTAATTGTGCTAAGAAATACTAAGAAAGGTGTTCCATTGTTAGCATATTTTTTTACATTATTCACTAAGAAATATAAAGAAAGGAGACTAAACCAATGCAACTACAGATTAGCACTACACCAGAGTTTGAGAACAAGCTTCGGTCGCTCGTACGTCAAACCGTGGCAGAGATGATGCCACAGCAGCAGACCATCCAGCCACAGATTCCAGAATTCTTGAATCTTGGTGAGGCATGCAAGCTTTTGTCTGTCAGCCGTGGCACACTCGACAAGCTCATCAAGCGTGGCGAAATCAAGGTAACGCATGTAAATACTGCTAAGCGTATTAGCAAGAAGCAGTTGATCGAGTTCATGGCATCAAGGGAAGTTTAGACTGCTGGGCAGGCGGGCATGTAAGCAACTTATGACAGGCGCAGTAGCGTCAGGAAGGCACAACATTATGAAGCTATTCAGTAAAGAAGAGATGGCACTAGACCGCGAACTCGGAGATTTGATGGATGACATTAACCTCAACATTCTAGCCATTACAGAAGACAGCAATGTCACGGTTGGCGGTAAGTATGTCCCCAACAGTGAGCTGGCAATCACGGCTGCAAAAGAGCTGCTGCGGGTATCGGAGATCCTAAAGCTGTATGAAAACGAGGACGATGCCGATGACTAGCCTTATTACGTGGATATTTATCCATCCGACAGTTATACCCGTCATGCTGATGGTTTTCATGAACGGTGGCGTGCTGGGAGCGTTTCTGCAATTTCGAAAGGACTATGACCATGGCAAAAATGATAAATAGCAAGTTCGGGTGGACGTGGCCGCAGTTTGTAAAGGCTGATGCTGATTGTGATCGGTATTGGCAAGCGCAAAAAGCCGAGAAACGCTCACTAAATGAGGCCACAAAAAAATCGCCAAGAGTGGCAGCTCAAGGCGAGAAGAGGACAAGCGAAAAGATATATATTCCTTTTTAGCTTGCCTCTAAGTAGGTACTTTTGTCAAGGAAAATGGAGGCATTATGATGAAAAATGTTTCAACTACTGTTAATAAACCATTAGATTTGTGTGATTCGCTGTACGACTTGCGCAAAGCAAAAGGGGCACTATCTGCACTATGCGATGAACTAGATGAGTTCGGTATCTCAGTTTGCCATTTCGATAAAAATCACTCGCAAGACAATGCCACATTGGTAGCTTTAGAGGCTTTACGAGACTTTGATACGTGGGAATGTCTAGTCTTTTGTGCCCGAGATATTATCACCGACCAGATTAACGCTATTGACTCCCCTGAAACTGATGAGGCAGACAAATGATGACGAGGCCAGATATAGAAGCAACTCAAGATTTACTCAAAGAAGCCAGCTCACTGCTCATCGTTCTGCGGCGAGAACTTAAAGATAAGTCGCTTGAAGCATTAACTGATGCCACATCCGACAAGATCATTGATGCTCGCCGTCTACTTTTGGAAGGAGATGCTGTCGATGGTCGACGTGCTTAAAGTAGCGCTTGGATATCAGCAGCATGGCTTTTCAGTCTATCCGCTTGCGCCAGAGACACGAACACCACTCAATGGTTCACACGGATATAAGGACGCTACCAAAGACCCAGAACAAGCCAAGAAATGGTGGGGCGAACATCCTAACTACAATATTGGCTTGGGGCTTGATGGCGTGCTGGTATTCGATATTGATATGGGGCATAAAAGCGGGGCTAATGGCAATGAGACGCTGGCTAAATTGAGCGCTGATGGTCGTGCTGATCAAATTCCTTCTACCTATATAGAAACAACGCCAAACGGTGGGCTCCATATTTTCTTCACCTATCCCAAGGAATTGAAGCTAACCAGTCGATCAGATCTGTTCTCTAAGAATGGCGAGAAAACCGGCCTTGACTATGTTGCGACTGGTGTACCGGTTTTCCCTAGCATTCGCGAGAATGGCATGTATCAACCACTCAAAGGGCACAAGATCACCAAATTAGCACCAGCGCCTCAGTGGTTACTAGATGAAATCCAACGTGTCAGCCACCCTAACATGAGTAATTACCACAACAACACAGATTCATGGTTTGGACATTTTATTAATCGTCTGGTAGATGGTACAGATGAAGGCAACCGTAACCAGTGGGTGGCAAGCATCGCCGGTTCAGTCTTCCGTTCTGGCGCCGATCCAGATAACTGTGTCGATCTCATTCAAACTATCAACCAGCGCTATGTTCGCCCTCCCTTGCCTAATGGCGAGCTGGTTAAGATCATCAAGTCAATCAGCAAGCGCGAAATCGCACGTCGAAGTTAGGCGGTGAAGCATACGGACAGCTTAAAGGAAGAACTAAACAAGTCGCCAGAGTTTACCCAGCTCAAGGTGATCTCTAAAAGCACATTAGAACCATTTGACGTGAACAAGTATCCAGAGCCTCAAGATAAGACCGAGAAAGGTATTCGGGAATATAACAAACAGCTTGCTGCCAAGTTACCGAACTGGTTAAGAGTTTGGTTTCAGTCAGAACAGAAAGACGAAAACGATCCTAAAAGTGTGACCATTCATCGCCACATCAAGGTGGACTTCTTAGCCTATGGATATCACTTCATGGATAAAACACGAGTAGAAAGTTTCCCCGGGTTGAGTGAAGGCGCCATTTATGAGCCAAGCAAAGGGACATGGCGAACATTTGGCAAGGGTGAGTTCACTAAGACCACCGAGAGCCGAACCACCAAAGAGATGCTCAAATGGGGGCTGTATCGTGAAAGTGATATTACAGGCGCCAGACGATTCTTGCAACGTATCAGCTATAACGAGGAATACGGCAAGCGATCACCATTTGATGAGAACCCACATCCAGAACTAGTTGCATTCGCTAACGGCACATACAGCATACTGACCAACAAGATGCAGGAAAGTAGCGCTGACAATTACATGCTGAACGCTCATGAGTACGCGGTCGATCCAGATAGGGACGATTGCCCAGAGACTGAACGACTGCTTGCAGCTATGATGGGCGATGCCGCGATCACATTTGAGGAATTCATCGGTTATATGTTCTATCGGTCTTACCGTCCATTCCAAGCATTCCTATGGTTGTATGGTACCGGTGGTGAAGGCAAAAGCACACTTATTCGCAGAATTACTAACCTCATCGGGCGTGACAATGTGTCAGCATCAAAACCAGCAGACCTTGCCAATGGTGACCGTCGTTTTGAAACAGCCAACCTATACGGCAAGGAAGCAAATATCGTGGCAGACGTCGGGTCAGATTACCTCAAGAGCACAGCCGCGATTAAGTCGCTAACTGGCGGTGATTATATACCAGCCGAGTTTAAAGGCATTCAGAACTTTAAGTTTATGAATTATGCTAAGTTGCTGTTCAGCGCAAACGAGATGCCCGCATTCAGTGACCATAGCAGCGGTTTTGCTGATCGGGTGACCGTGATCAAGATGATTAATGGTGACACCCGACACACACACTGGTGGGATCAGTTTGATGATAACAAGATGGATGAAGAAACGCCACGCTTCGCTATGAAATGCATGCATATGTTTGCCAAGGCGCTTAAAAAGGGTGGCCTAACAAAACCTGATTCAGTAGTAAACGCAAGTCAAGAGTGGCTGGACGCAAACGATCACTTTAAAGAATTCCTTGACGAATATGCTTCTATCGATGCAAAGGATGATCGCGGTGAAGCAACTACAGTTGTGACAGCAGAGTATAAGCGCTTTTGCCAAATGAACAACTACACTGATAGAACGAGCACGCAAGCAATCGCGAAAAAACTAGCTGCCTACCACGTTTCTAAAGATCGAAGCCGAAGGGGCTTTAACAGCGACGGTGGAAATGTTCAGCGATTCATTGGCTTACATCTAACGGGTTCGCTTATAAATGATCAATTTAACGAGTAGTCGCCCCTTGTTCCAGTTTTTTTGGAACACTGTTCCAGAAAATAAATCGTTTTTGGAACACACAAATGCCCTAGTGGCGCGGATAGTAAGCCCTTGTTCCAGAAGTTCCAGAAAATTTGGGATATTTGGAAATAAAAAATAAAGAAATTTAATTATCCGTGAGCTAGCGGGCTACAAAAAAGTTAGAAAAATTGGATATTTTCTGGAACATCTGGAACAACACTAGAGCCACAAGGGATACAGCAATAATTTTCTGGAACAAACTTGGAACACTGTTCCAGAAAATCTGGAACACGAAAGGAAGAAAATAATATGGATACAGTATGGGAAGTATTTCATGGTCAGAGTTTAAAAGAAATCGTTGATCAAGCACATCAAGATATGCCAGCGCCGTATCACGCATCTCAAGTGAGCGTTCAATATCTCAACAAAGAATGGGTGGTTACGGTGCTTGGTGAACTCGACAAGGAGGAATAGCATGAAGAACTATTCAATTGCCCGCCTGAACAAGGTGGCTGAAATCGGTAAGACAGTTAGCCATAAGACTGGCGCAGGTATTAACATCTCTACATTTGAGCCGACTGGCACCCTGTTCTATGGATCATATAACCGCACTGTTACACAGACCTACCAGATCACGGGCACAGACCTAGCGGACACCATATCGATCGTAGTACGCCACACTGACGCGATAGATGACAGCACACAGGTAAAACTTAATGGCACCCTGTACGCGATTCAGTCTATTGCCTACGATGATGATCCCAATGCGTTCGATGTTGTGACACTCAAGAAGACAACCAAAGGAGCTTAGAACTATGAAACTATTTGAATATACTGCGTATCAAGGAGAACTAAACGGTGTCATCGACAAGTTCATGATGTTACACAGGTGGCAAGTCGGATTCATTCGGGTATTCTCTGCACCAGATAATATGATAACCGTTCAGCTTTACTATCGCGACGATAAGTCTGAACCTGAAATGGCAGGCGTATTGGCATGATCATGAAGCTGTGTAACCATGCTGGGTGCAACACCATGGTGCCGTTCAATCAACGGTACTGTGATAAGCACCAGCCAGAACCACGAGCGTCCGACAACGAACGCTATGCATATCGCAAAGCAATCGGTGGTCGTTACTTTAAGTTCTACAAGTCCAAAGCGTGGCGCAAGCTGTCTTACTCGTATCGTCTAGCACATCCACTGTGTGAACGATGCCAAGCAAAGGGATTATACGTACAAGCTGACGTGGTAGATCATATTGTGCCGATACGTGTGGACTGGAACCGCAGACTGGACGAGAGCAACTTACAAAGTCTGTGTAATGCTTGCCACGGAACCAAAACGAAAGTAGAAGACGCGTCACGCTACCCCCACATAAATACGGGGGCTAGGTAATCTAGTTTTGGGAACCAAGCATAGGAGTTTCGTTGTTGAAAATCCATGATAACCGTGATATATCATGGGTATTTGGTACTATGTGTTATAATTAAGTTAGATAAGTCTAATCGTAATTATAAAGAAAGGACGCGATAGCAATGGGCGCACCGCTTAAATCCATTACCCAAATGCGTGGCACGATGAGCAAGAAGAAGCTCGCAGACCGGCGTGACATGGAAGAATCGCTGTTTACCTATCAAGAATTAGTTGAGTAGCCCCCTGCATGGCTTGATGACTATGCCGTGACCGAGTGGCAACGTATTGTGCCGTTACTCAAGAAGGACATTCCAGTGAGCGAACTGGACGCTGCCCTGATTGCCAGTCATTGCCAAGCCTATTCTGACATTCAGAAAGCTGCCGAGCTGATTCAAGAACAAGGCATGATGGTTGACACTGCCGATAGTGTGAAAGCTAACCCAGCAGTCAAAATGAAACTTGATGCCACTAATCAGATGATCCGCATTGATGACTTGCTTGGCTTGTCAGTCTACAGTCGGGCAAAGCTGGCAGTGAAGAATGAGACTAAGAAGAAGCCTGACGATCCGTTCGCGGATCTGATGTCATCATGAACTATGCGACTGAATACACAGACAAGGTACTAAGCGGTGAGATTGTTGCTTGTAAAAAGATTAAGCAAGCATCAAGACGTTATCGCAGAGACTTGAAAGCCAGCAAGCGCAAAAAGAATCCATGGCCGTATTACTTCGATGAGGATTTAGCGAACAAAGCCATTGAGTTTATCGAACTGATGCCGGCACGTGATGGATCACCACTCAAGCTGGAACTTTACCAAAAGTGGTTGGTCTCAGAGCTGTTCGGGTGGAGAGACAAGGCAACCGGTAATCGCCGTTATGATCGAGCTTACATGAGCCTTGCTAGAAAGAACGGGAAGTCGTACCTAATGGCCTGCATCGGCGCGCTGTATCTCCTCATGGAAAACAAGCCAGCCATGAACCGAGAGATTGTCTACACAGCCAACAGCAACGCTCAAGCACACTTGGCTTTTGATATGATGTCTAGTGGTTTGCGTCAGGTCTCTAAGGTGTCTAAGTCAGTGCGTGATCGTTTGAAGATCAACCGCACCGAAATCATTGACTTACCGAGCAACAGCCGAGCTGTTCCGCTTGCGTCTGATCTGCACAGCCTAGATGGTTATCAAAGTGACTTGGCTATCATTGATGAGTTCGCCTTGGCTCGTAATGATGAGATTCTGCGAACACTCAAATCAGGCCAGATCAACAGCGACAACAGTTTACTAGCCGTCATCTCGACCACGGGGCCAGACCTGAATGGACCTATGTATAAAGAATATAAATTCGTCTCCAAAATCTTAACCGGTCGCGAACAAGCAGATCGGTATTTTATTGCCATTTTTGAACAGGACAGCAAGGATGAAGCCTTTGCACCAGAGACTTGGGAAAAGTCAAATCCACTACTGGCTAATGATGAAAGAGCAAAGACGATGCGACCTAGCTTGCAAGCTGATGTTGATCTAGCAGCCAAGCAAGGAACCCTGCGGCCAATTCTCGTCAAGAACTTCAACATGTGGCAATCAGCCAGAGCAGACAGTTACATCAGTCTTGACGACTGGGAAAAAGCCACTATCGAGCCACCAGACACTATGGGCAAGGACGTGTATATCGGGCTGGATCTCTCTAAGTCTAGCGACCTGACCAGTATCTCGTGGTTAGTTCCAGAAGATGGCTACCTGTATGCCGACAGCCACTCATTCGTGGGGACGAAGTACGGACTGGAAGAAAAGATCAAGCGTGACGGGTTCGATTACATCAGTGGTGCTAGTCGTGGCGAATGTAGCATTACTAAACTTGATAGCGGCATGATCGACTATGACGAAGTTTTGCGTTTCATTATCGATCTGATCGAGCAGAACCAGTGGAACGTTCGAGCTATCTGTTACGATCCATGGTCGTTTGGTTACTTACTGCCAGAGTTTGAAAAGCGTGACTTGCCAATGATTGAAGTACGTCAAGGTCAGCGCACGCTTTCAATACCAACGGTTAGGTTCCGCGATGATCTATTTAACGGCCTCATCAAGCACGCAGACAACCAACTACTAGCCTATGCGGTGAACAACGCCATTCTGAAATACGATGCCAACAACAATGCAATCATTAATAAGGCTCGCAACGCTACGAAGATCGATCCATTAGCCGCTCTGATGAATGCTTACACAATTGCAATGGATCAAAGCAAGGAAAGCGAGGTAGCAGACAATGACTTTTATTCGAGCGATGACTTTAGTTTTTAATGTGCAGACCGTGCTATTACTGCTGGGAATGATCTGTATGGTTGCCGGTATCTGGTGGCTGTTCGGGTTTGGTGTTGGTATGTTAGCAATCGGCACGGCTCTGATTTCCGTCGCAGTCATTATCAACTTCAACAAAGGGAGGTGAAATAATGAGTTTTTTCACGAATGACACAACACAACCACGCGATGACAACAGCGACCCGTTCTTAGATGCGCTTGTCAGCATGACCAGCAATGACAGCGGCTTATATGTGGGAATTGGTGCGTTACGTAATTCGGACGTGTTTACGGCCGTGCGCGTGATTGCCAGTGATCTTGCAACCAATCCGATTGAGTACAGTGACAAGCGCATCAGCGTGCTCCTTAACAAAGCACCCAATGACCACATGACCGCGTGGGCATTCAAGTTTGCCCTAGCTGCTAACATGCTGCTGAATGGTAACAGCTTTGCACGGGTTACCAAAAATCCTAGCGGACAAGTCACTGGATTCGAGTTAGTCCCCAACAGCCAAATGGTGGTTAAACAAGATGATACGACCGGCATTATCAGTTACGAATACACGCCTGACAGTGGCCGCTCACAGCGTTTAAATGCCAATGAGGTATTACACTTCAAGTGCTTCACACAAGACGGTTACAAAGGACTATCGCCACTGTATAGCCTCCGTGATGAGGTTGGGGTACAAAAGTCTGGGCATGCGTTGCTGAAAGGTTTCTTTAACTCCGGTGTCCAAGGGACAGGCATTCTTAAGGTCAACAAGACCCAGTTAGACACCAAGGCCAAAGAAAACATCCGCAATAAATTTGAAGCTGCCAACAGTGGTGATAATGCCCTCAAGACCATCATTCTAGACAATGATATGGATTACAAGCAACTCCAAGTTAATACTGACGTGCTGAATCTAGTCAATTCTAGCGATTGGACAACGAAACAGATTGCCAAAGCGTTCGGGTTACCACTGGATCGGCTGGGTATCGAAAGCGAGCACTCTAATGCCATACAGTCGAATTTGGTTTATCTGCAAAACACACTGATCCAGTATTTTACCTGCTTCACAAGTGAGATGGACGCTAAACTTTCGACTGGCGATAATCGATTCAGTTTCAACACTGACAAGCTGTTCAGTGCCGACCCAGCCACGATGCAAGAACTAGCAGTTAAGGG